GTATGGGCTAGTGCGCGCGCACGAGCGCTGGCCTAGCGAGAAGGAGATGGACGCCCTAGGGGTGAAGCCAGAGGATGTGCAGAAGCTCCGAAACAACGACGATCCCGACGGCCTGTTCGCCCTCATAAAGAACACGCGCGCGAAGGTCCGGCCGGTGATCCTTCAGCCGCAGATCATGGCGATGAAGCGGGCCGAGGCCCGCGCCCTGGACGCCCTGGCCGGCGTGCCGCTTCCGACCTTCGACCCGGAGATGGGCGCGCCGATAACCAACGGCGCCCTGCCACAGTGGCTAATGCAGGCGGACGCGGAACAGCCGGCCATATCGTCGCCGGCTGAGACGTCGCCCACGCCACCGCCTGCGCCCTCGCCGACGCCGGCGACCTCGACATCGCCACCGCCTACGCCTACGCTACCGCCACCGCCCATAGACCAGGACCCAGGCCCCGGCGGGGAGCCGCCCGCCGCCCGCGACCCTACGCCGGTCGAAGACCTATCCCTGGCCGAGCTTAACCGGAGAGCCCATGGCCGCCAGACGGGGCTAACGCCCCAGGAAGGAGCCCCGAATGCCCAATAAGGCCGACGCCCAGCCCGCCGACGAGCAGAGCCTTACCCTAGAGGCCGTAGCTACCGTCGAGAAGCGGCGGCCGGTGCCGACGAAAGAGGGCCAGGCGCTAGAGATCACCCTGATCATCGCTAACCCTGAGCCCGAGGACCTGAACCTGCTATGGTCCGCCATCGGCTTCGAGTGCCGGGCCACGCTAACCTTCGCCGGCCGGCAGGTCCGTTTAAGCTAACGCGCCTAAGCCCATCAGGAACCTTGACACAGAGCGGCCCCTGCGTATGATGCAGGGGCCGCTACTAACTAGCCGCAGCGTCTAGCTTATGGAAAGGAGTCCGAAGTGCCGCGCCACGACCAGCTACCGCCTAGAGTCTTCGACATATCCGCCCCCCAGTACCCACTACCCGACCCTTGTTACCCGCCGCCCCGACCGCTCGCAACCCCCTCGCGTAGCGCGCCCGCGCGCCCCGGCCCCCGAAGTATTAAGAAGACGTTTGATGATGATGATGATAGCGGATCGATCCGATCATCATCATCATCACCGTATAGGCGCGCGCGCCCGCGAGGGAGCCCGACCGAGAAACGCCTAGCGCGCTGGCTAGCGGGCCGGCTAGGCTTTGCCAACGCGCTAGCCTTCGTTTCGCGCTATGGCGCCGGGCCGGTCCTGGACGTTATGCACTTGGAGGGCGTGGTCGTGCCGGCGGAGCGGGGCGGATGGCAACCTAACGCTAGGCTCCGAAACCCCGGCGGCTTCCTACGGTGGGCCACCCAGCGCCAGGCACCAGCCTTGACAAGCGCTAGCCGTAGCGGCTATACTTCCGAGGCGCCGGCCGCTACCGAGAGCCGGCGCCTAGCGATAGGAGGCTAGGAGTGGAACCTAACGGGATCATCCGGGGGATAGCGACGGCCGATCTCCACCTGGGGATCGACAACGTCGGGGGCGTCAACGCCTACGGGCTCCCGGCGCGCGTAGACGACTACTTTGACGCCCTGGACCAGATCATCGGCATGGCGTTCCGCGAGGGGGCGGACCTGTTTATCATCGCCGGCGACCTGACGCGGCACCGTAACCCGCCGCAGCGGATCGCCGCGCCGTTCCTCTACCGGGTCCGGGCGCTGATAGACAAGGGCATCACGCCGGTCCTGGTCCGGGGCAACCACGACGGCGACTCCGGCAACGGCCAAAGCAACCTCCTAGACACGGCGGAGGTTCTCGGCGCCTTCGTCTTTAACGAGCCGGCGTCCATGACGGTTACGCTGGCCGGCGATCGGAAGGTGCGACTGGTGGGCATACCATGGCCGCGCCTGGGCCGGGCCGACGCGCGCGACCTGGACGAGCTAACCAACGCCGCTGACGCCGCCGTGCGGCAGACGATCGTTAGGGCGGTCCTACCGCCCGACATGGACGAGGGGCCACAGGTCTTGATCGGCCACCTAGCGGTAGCCGGCGCCGACCGGGCCAGCGACCAGTGGATGACCTTGGGCTACGAGCCGCTAGTCCGGGCGTCCGACTTCCCGGTCACCCTAGACCTGGTGTTGCTAGGCCACTACCACAAGCCGGGGGTGATCAAGGGCGGGTCCACGCTGGCGGTCTACTGCGGATCGCCCATAACGATCGACTTCGGAGAGGAAGGCCAGGAAAAGGTAGCGTGGCGGTTTGTTCTTAACCCCCGCGAGCCAGCGGGGGCGCGGTGCGTCGACCTAACGCCGTTTACGGTTCGCGGCCGGCCATTCCAGACGATCGACCTGGACCTAGCGGACCTGATCGCCCCGGACCTGGTGACGGTGGCCGCTATCGACGCGATCCGCCAGGCAGGCGTAGCGGAGGGTGCGGTAGTCCGGCTGCGGATCACCTGTAGGGCGGCCGCCCAGGCCGGCGCGTTGGACCTAGGCCGGATCGGGACAGTCCTACGGGATACGGCCGCGTGGGACGTGGCAGGGATCACCGTCGACGCGCCCCGCGCCGAGCGCCGGTGGGGCGGTGATGGGCTAACGGGCCGGCCGCCAGAGGAGATATTGCGCGAGTACCTAGAGCGCACCGAGGCCGACCCGGAGCGCCGGACCCGACTCTATGGCCTAGCGATGGGGCTAAAGGGGGAAGCGTGAAACGATACCCGCGCGTAGCGATCAACCGTCGGTTCCCCTTAAACGATGCCCTGGTGCCGGCCAACCTAGAGGTGGAGATCGACGGCAAGTGGATAAGCCTAGGGACGATGGGCTCGGCCAACTATGGCGGCCCCGGCAGCGAGGAGAAGGCGGCCCACTACCGCGCAGTAGTCGCCCGTTTCGTTACCCTCTACCTGGCCGCGCCAGCGCTGTTCGCCCACCTAGAAGCCGTGGTCCGGTGGCTGCGGACCCAGCCGTTCCCGAGTAACGACCAGGACCTACGGGATAGCGCGGCCCGGCTGCTAGTCGGCACCGAGGCCATCATCAAGCAAGCAAAGGAGGAGCTATGATCAAGGTGTGGGTGAGAATGGACCGGCCCCCCGGCCCCGATAGCCAGTTTGTCGAGCTAGAGGACGAGAGCGGCCACGGGGTCAGGGCTGAATGGCAGGAATGGGGACGGTATTGGGCGCTTGGGCCGTTCTATCTGGCCGCCGACGTTGACGCCGAGATCACCCGGCGGGAGAGGCTGCTTGATCCCGTCCGAGACGGCCTCGAAGACGCGGTTACGGGGCTCCGAGAAGCGGTAGCCACCGCCCTACGGCATTTGCAGCCATGATCCACATCTGGACTACCGACGACTTCTACCAGGTAGCGGACGGGCTGGCGCGCTGGCAGTTCTACGCCGCCCGGCATGGCCGGCGCGACCTATCGGACCAGTACGGCGCCGCCTGGCGGGTAGTGATGGACCTATGGGAGGCCAGCCTAACGGGGGCTGCCTACCTACCTACGGACCTGGAAGACGAGATCATGCAAGCGGTAGGGGCCGCGCGGAAGCCCCGGTTGACACAACTGGCCGCAGCGGCTAGCATGGTGCGGCCATGATACCCGAGCGCATAACCGTTACCAACTTCCTAAGCTACGGGGCCGCCGATGTCGACCTGCGGGGGCTTTTCATGGTGGCCCTGGCGGGCGGGAACGGCGCCGGCAAGTCGGCCCTGGCGGTGGATGCCCTGACATGGTGCCTATGGGGCGAGAGCCGCGCCCGGTCCGATGACGACCTGGTCCGGGCCGGCGCCGATGAGTGCCAGGTGACGGTAGACGTGGCCGTGGATCGCGGGCGCTACCGCATTAGCCGCCGCCGCCGGCTAGCTGGCAGCGGCCGGGCCGGCGTAAGCGCCCTGACTATCGAGGGCCTAGAGGCCGGGGGCGCCGTCAAGCTGACGGCGGAGACGATCAAGCAGACCCAGGAGCGGATCGACCGCATCCTGGGACTGGACGGCCACACCTTCATTAACACGGCCTGCCTAGTGCAAGGGCGGGCTGACGAGTTTGCCCGCGCCGGCCCCAAGGACCGGAAGGACCTGCTAACCGAGATCCTGGGCATCCGGTCCTGGCAGGAGTGGGCCGCGCGCGCCCATGAGGCGCGCCGTCAGGCAGAGGCCGCCGGCGCCGCCGAGCAGCATTCGGCCGAGGCGCTTCGGCAAGTTCTGGCCAGCGCCGGCGATCTAAAGGGCCGCCTGGCGGAGCTAGAGGCTAGGGCGAAAGAGCAGGCGGAGCAGGTAGCCTACCACGAGCGGGCCATCAGTGAGGCCCGTGGGCTAGCGGAAGCCCAAGCTGCGACCCTAACTACCCGTGACAAGCTCCGGGCCGACCTAGGCCACCTGGAAGGCCAGGAGCGCATGGCCCGTTCAAACCTTGCCACATTGGCCAGGCAGCTTGAAGCCGCCGGCGCACCGCCGGCTGGCGCCGACGCGCGGACCTGCCCGACCTGCGGGCAGACCATCGCCGATGAAGGCGCCCGGCGTCGGCTAGAGGAGTGGGCCGCGCGCCAGCGGGAGCTACGGGCGGAGCTAGCGGACCGCCAGGCAAAGGCCCAGGCCGCGATGGACCTGGCCGCAGTCGAAGCCGGCGGTGTGAGGGAGCAGCTAGCCGGCCTAGAGACCGAGGTCGAGGGCGTGGGCGATATGCGCGCGGCCCTAGCCAACGCCGAGGCGCGCTACAAGGAAGCCGCAGGGCTGCTCGCCGCCTACCAGGCCGACGCCGCCAGCGTCCAAGGCCGGATGGATCAGCTACGCGCCCTAGAGGTCGACCTAGCGGCGGCAGAGGAACGCCAGGCGCGCGCCGCCGCCCGCGTGATCGACCTGCTAGCGGTCGAGGATGCTCTGGGGGCCAACGGTATTCAGGCTATGTTGATCGACGCCGCGATCCCCGAGATCGTCGCCGAGGCCAACCGGCTCCTGGGCATACTGACCGGCGGCACGACGACCATTGATCTGAGGACCCAACGCGCCGGCAAGACGACCGGCCGCGACATCGAGACACTAGACCTGCTCATTAGCGACGCCCTGGGCGTCCGGCCCTACGAGCTTTACTCAGGGGGTGAGCGCTTCCGGGTAGACTTCGCAACACGGATCGCGCTATCCCGGCTGCTAGCTAGGAGGGCATCGGCGCCATGCAGGACCCTAGTGATCGACGAGGGTTTCGGGAGCCAGGATGGCCGAGGGCGCGAGGCGCTTATGGAGTGCCTTTCGATGATAGCGGCCGAGTTCGGGTTGATCCTAGTGATCAGCCACGTAGACGACTTGAGGGAAGCGTTGCCGAACACGATCCTGGTCGAAAAGGGACCGAATGGCTCGCGGGCCAGCCTACACTAACCGGCCCCCACAACCGCCGGCCGGGCCGTGCGGCCTGGGGGAAGACCATGCGGAACCGACGCTGGCGCCGACGCTGGCGGCGGTGGTCGTGCTGGATCATCCGCCGGCGCTGGGACGGGCTCTACATCGTCCTAGTGGGCGGCAAGGAGGTCGCGGTGGTCGCACGGAGCGGGCAGGATGGTAAGTGAGATGGTGCCTGGCGGTGAGCGCCTTAATGTGGATATGCGCCGCCGTCGCTGTAACCGGCTGCGGAGGCGCCTATAGACAGAGTGAGCCCACGGCGGCGGACCCCGCGAGAGCTACGCCGCCTTGGACTACGGCCGGCGCCCGGATGTGCCCCGACCTCGACTCCGCCACCAGAGGACCGCAGGGCGTTCCGGCGCCGGCCCCCGTCCCTACAGTGATCGCCATGGCGGCCTCACCGACGCTGGCCCCGCCCGCGCCGGCCGGGGCCGCCGCCCTCATGGCCGCCTTCCTGGCCGGGTACGCCGCCGGCGGAGGGCCGCCGGACCTGGCCGCCCACTTTGCCGACATAGTGATCCCCTGCGAGTCGGGCTGGGACCTAGACCCGCCCGGCTACCACCTAGGGCTCGCCCAATTCGCCCCCGATACTTGGGCGCGAGCCGCCCGGCCCGGCGCCGACTACCGCGACGCCTGGGAGCAGGGCTTCGCCGTGGGCAACTGGATCGGCCCGTTGGGCGTCGATCCGGCCGGCACCGGCGGTTGGGCGAATTGCTGGTAGCCCGCATATCGCGCATAGGCGCATCTATTCCCGCTCCACGCCCCCGCAGGGCGGCCCACGCGCAGGTGATCGCGGAACTTGGCGCCGGCGGCCTCGCCGGGGCGTTCGCGCCTAACGCCTACCTCGGCGGGCGGAGCGCTGATCTCCGGGGCTCCACAATTAGAAACTGAGGCCGCAACGGCAGAGGGCCATATCACGGCATGGCGGAGTGCCATTCGGCTATTTCTGCCCCACCGCGCCGCCAGGACCCCGCGCGGGCCGGCCTAACTATTCGGGCGTCGGACCCATCACCAGGCGGGCGCACCCCTTATAGCTTCGCCGTAACCAGATCGTCACCGAGAAAGTCGCAAAATAGTCCCATTTGCGCGCGAAAAGGCTTGACATCGCTAGCCGTAGCGGCTAGTATGTAGGTAGATAAGACATCGGCGAGGGGCAGGCCAGCAAAGCGAACAAGCCCCACAACAAAGGCCCCAACGCCAAGGCGTACGGCGCTACACCGGGCGGGGCCGGCCGAATGGCCGGCCGCCACAAGAGCCACTAGCGAGGCAGGCACGGCAACTAGGCGCGCGGAGGGAACGGGGCCACGACTAGCTAGACAGACCGAGAACCGAGAGGAGAGGGTAGGGCTGTCTAAGGGGCGCCGATGAACGGAAGGACGGGGTTACATTAGCCCTGCATGCCGAGAAGGTCCCCGCTATAGGGTCCGGGGGCGACCGAGCCCCCGCCGATGATGGCCCAGGACGGGGCCGAAACCCAGGAGGTAGTGCGATGCAGAAGATAATGCAGATCTCGATCGCTAACGGCGAGGGCCGTTTGCGATGGCGCCGGGGCGCTGTTCGAGCTATTGGTCAAGACCCGCCTAGAGGCGCGCCGGTGCGCCGGCCCCATCCTGGGCCGGGCCGAGGCCGGCGACATGGAAGCCATGTTCAACCGGTACGCCCAGGCCGGCGACTGGAAGGCGGGCTTTGCGGCCGTCAACCTAACCAGGAACGACGCGGTGCTCCTGGCCGCCGCGATCATCTGGTATCACGGCGCCGTGCCCATCGTTCGGATGAACCGGGCGCGCCACTACAACGTCAGTAGCCCAGGCTACGCCGCCTGGTAGCAGCCGAAAGCCGCGCGCGGGCGCGGCACCGCCGGGGCTGACCGCCCGGCGCCGATGATGGCAGGTCAACCGAAAGGACGGAACGATGATAACGATCAAGCGAGAGACGGTGGGCAAGAATGGCGAGTGGCCGATCCTCCGGGTCTATACGCCCTACGGAACGGCCAAGGCCAGCCCCACCAGCGGCCACATCTACGCGGCCGACGACACGTTCTGGGAGAAGGAGAGCGCGATGGGAACCGACATCAGCCAACGGACCTATGAGACCCTACAGCGCCGCGGCCGCGACGGTGAGCGGTGCGGCTGCGGCCACCACCAGTTCTGCACCGGCCGGGCTCACTACGAGCTAGAGACCGAAAGCTGGGCCTACCACATCGGCGAAGGCCCCAAGCGGGTCGACTACATGCCGCTCTGCGAGCGATGCACGACAGAGTGGCTTGTCGTCTACAGCCACCACAACGGCGAAGGGGTCAACTGCCGGGCGACGGGGGTCCGGGTAGCCGGTCACCCCGCTACGCTAGCCAAGCTGGACGGATGGGCGCCTAACCGAGTCAGCCAGGGCGGCGCCCACTACATCATCACGCGGGCCGGCCTGAAGCTGGCCTAACGGTAGGGGCCTTCGGCCCCCGCCCTACGGTACGCCGGGGGGCGCCCCGTAGGGCGAGGCTCGAAGGGAGAGCCCGGCGACGAGGAAGGTTAAAACGATGGATGCCCAGGGAGTGACCCAGGCCCAGCGGGAGCTTGGCGCCGCCTACCGGCGCCGGCGCCTTATCGCCCAGCTACGGGCGAAGCGCAACGCGGTAGTCGAGAAGTGGGCCGCCCAGGCCGGCGAGCCCCAGCTTGACTTTATGCGGCCGAACGGGCCGCTAGACCGGATGTGGCGCCTAACGGCCGCGATCGACCGCGCCATCTTCCGGGCCGGTGGAGAGGTCTAGCGATGCAGGCGATCGGCACCGTAGACCTGGACGGCGAGCAGTGGGTAGTGGTCAAGCGCCAGGCCCGCGAGGACTTCCGAGAGCCTACGGCGAAGGCCATGGAGAACGCCGGGATCGTGGCCCGGCTAACGGTCCGCCGGCATGGCGGGTGCGCCCTCTACCACGTTAACGACTACGGCGACGCAGGCCTGGGGCCGCGCCACCGGGCGATGTAGGAGGACACGATGAAGCTGCACGGCAAGGGCAAGACGGTAAACCTGGTCTACCGGCCGACGGTTGGCTACACCGTCAAGAGCACGGTCAACACCCAGACCGTGAAGGTGGGCGATGTACTGGCCGAGAGCGAGGTCCAAGACCTTATCGACGCCGGCTACACCGTCAGGATCAGAGGCTAGGGGCTCCTGCCCCTAGGCCCGAGCCCGTCACCGGACGGGCTGGGACGTTAGGGCAGGAGGAAAAGGAAATGGCCCACCAATTGGAGATCAAGGCAGACGGCAAGGCCAGCATGTTCTACACCGACTGGCAGACCCCATGGCACAAGCTGGGGGTGTCGGTGGCCGAGGCGCCCACGGGCGCCGACGCGCGGAAGCTGGCAGGGACCGACTGGGAGGTCGGTATGCAGCCGGTTAGGACCGACGCGGGCGACGTTATCGCCGGCTACAAAGCGGTCACCCGGCTATCGGACGGCAAGGTCTTCGCGATAACGAGTAACCGCTGGACCCCATTCCAGAACGCCGAGATCGGCGACTTCGTGGACGATCTCGTGGCGGCCGGCAGCCTGAAGCGCGACACCGCCGGCGCCCTCTACGGGGGCGCCAAGGTGTGGGAGCTAGTCAGGGTGCCAGAGGAGATCACGGTGGGGCCGGGCGACAAGGTCTACCCCTACATCCTGGTCTTCAACGGCCACGACGGCCACACAGCCCTGAGCGTTCTGCCCACCACGGTCCGGGTAGTGTGTAACAACACGCTTAACGCCGCCATCGACCGGGCGGCCGGCGTTATCCCGGTCCGTATCTACCACGTGGGGAAGTTGGAGACCCGGCTAGCCGAGGCCCGGCGGGTCCTGGGCATTAGCAGCGTAGAGATCGCGGCCTTCTCCAAGATGGCGGAAGGGCTGGCCGCCCGCGACGGGCTGCCCCACATCAAGCAGCTTCTCAACCGCCTATTCCCCGAGCCGGCCAAGGATGCCACGCCGCTAGCTAAGACCCTGTACGAGCAGCGGAAGGCGGACCTGGACGAGACCCTGAAGCGCCAGGCCGGCGACGGCAGCGCATGGGCGGTCCTTAACGGAGTGACCGCCTATGTAGACCACCGCCTGCGCCACGCCAAGCGCGACGAGCACGCCGACAGCCGCAAGATGAACAGCGTCTTGCTAGGCGCCGACGCGCGGGTCAAGACCGAGGCCGCGCAGATCCTAATGAGCCTTACGGGTATCTACCAGGAGATCAAGCGCGACCGCGAGGCCGCCATGGTGGCGGTCAAGGCGAAGACAGTCCAGCCGACGGTGTAGAGGGAGGCGCCTATGGCATCGAAGGCAACGCTATTGAAGCTGGCCGGGCGCGGCCAGCTTCACCGGGGGCCGATCACGATGCACCCATTCCGGCCGACCTCGCGGACTAACCCTAGGCTGGCCCTCTGCCTACCAGGGGGCGCGGCGGTCGGATGGGTGCCCTACGGCCCGGAGTATCAGAGCGCCGCCGACCGGGCCATCCTGGCGGCGATAGACGGGGCGCCGGCGCGGCCGGCGCCCTAGGGAGAGCGCGATGGAATACCCCAAGAGCTACATGAAAGTAGAGTTGACCGAACACCAGTTGGCGATGGTGATCGCCAACCTCCGGTACGTCCGGGCGCAGCAAGGTTTCTTCGCGCCGGGCCAGCGCCGGCTACTAACCCACTTGGAAGCGACCCAGGACGCCTACCTGAACGGCCCGCCACGGGTCGGCTTCCTAGTCCAAGGCACCGGGACCGACGGCGTGCCGCCACGGTACGCTGCCCGGCCGTAGGGGGGCTCCGGCCCCCGCCCCTGGGCTGGACTCACCGGGAAAAGCCCTGGCGGCGTATGCCGCTGGCCCAGTACCGCCAGCCTGGGGGCCGGCGCCGGAACCGGACCGGCAAAGTTGACAAGCCTAGCCGTAGCGGCTAGTATGGACGGGGGCGACAGCGGTAGCGGTAAGTGCGCCGAGAAGGCCATCGGCCGCTATAGCGTAGGCGCCGGTTAGTCTACCGCCTAGCCCCTACCCGAAGGAGGGACCATGAACGTAGAGCAGGGGGCTTGCCCCAGCGAGGAGGAGATGAAGGCAGAGGAAGCCATTGGGCGCCGGCAGGCGCAGGCCGCCGCGAAGGCGGCGGCCCCCAAGGTGCCACGGGAGGAGGCCGAGATCGTAGGGCTGCGGGTTATCGACGCCATCAAGGAGAACCTGACGCATGCCCTGATCTGCGGCTCCATCCGCCGGGGGATCGAGATGGTACACGACTGCGACATCGTGGCCGTGGCCCACGACGATACGGCGGCCGAGTCCGCCATGGCAACGCTGGTCAGCATGGGCGAGCCCATCCGGGCCGGCAAGAAGCTAGCCAGCGTTAGAGTCGAGGGAGTCCAGGTGGACCTCTGGCTAGTGCCAGAGGAGTCCTGGGGCGCCTCCATCATGTTCGCAACGGGTAGCCCGCAGCTTAACATCCGGCAGCGGCAGATGGCGCGGCGGCACGGTATGGTCCTGAGCCAGTACGGTCTATTTACCGACAACTCCGCCCAGACCCGGATCGCCGGCGCCACCGAGGTAGAAGTCTACGCCGCCCTGGGCATGGCCTACCTGGAACCGTGGGAGAGGAGTTGGGGATAATGGAAGACCACGAGAAGCCGGAGTGCCAGTTGATCGGCGAGGACGGCAACGTCTTCCTTATCATGGGCCGGGTCCGGCGCTCCCTCGAAGGGGCCGGCCAGCGTAAAGAAGCCGCCGAGTTTACCGAGCGCGCCCGCGCGGCTCACAGCTACGACGAGGTCCTGCGCCTAGTGATGGAATACGTCGAGGTTACGTGATGGCCCACCGACACGCCTGGGCGCCGGCCTGCCCCATCGCGCCGGCGTGGGATAAGGGGAACCGCCGGGCGCGGCGCGTGTGGGCGAGCCCCAAGCTGGCCCACTACGGCTGCGACTGCGGCGCCGTCAAGACCGAGCGTCGTACGACCCGTCGGTGCTACCTGATGATCAGCCGGCCGGGGGCTGGCGGCGGGCGGCGCCTATGGTCCGGCCGCCACACCTTGACACGCGGCTAGCCGTAGCGGTAGGATGGCGGCGGAGGAAACATGAGCAACAAAGTGGCAACGCCGGCGATGCTCCGGGCCTTCCGGGCCGAGTTTGGACTAACCCAGCCTGACATGGTCCGGGTCCTGGGCGTTAGCTGGCAGGCGATCAGCCGGTGGGAGCGCGGGGCGCAGCCCATCCGGCACGACCGCGTCCTATACCTGGCGCTCCAACATCTCCGCACCTGCTACCGACGGCGGGCGCGGCAGCGCCGAGCGTACAGGGAGAGGTCCAGGGCGGCGTAGGTGAGCGAGGGGGCGGGGGCTGACCGCCCGCCCTGGGCGCCGAAGTCGCCGGTTCTAGTGATCGGCGACTTCTGTCAGGATCGTTTCATCCGGGCAGCGGCTTCCCGCGTTTCGCGGGAGCGGCCGCTGCCCGTGTTTTCGTTTGGGGGGATCGAGGACCGGGCCGGCGGCGCCGGTAACGTCGCGCGGCAACTACGCGCCTACGGAGTGCGGGCGGTCGAGGTCGAGCTTGCGACGTGCGTAAAGCTTCGGGTCCTGGCCGGGGCGCCCGAGGCCGAGGTCTTCCGCCTAGACTACCCCTGGCGGGTCCGCCGACTAACGCCGGTACGCCAAAACCTGGCGGCCATCGCCGGCCAGACCTTCGCCGCGATCGTCTATGTCGACTACCGTGGGCTAGCCGGCCCGCCGGCGGTACTGGCGCCGTTCCTCGTTGGGCGGGTCTGCCCCCGGCTAGTCGACGCGCGGGCCAGCATCAAGGGCTGGCACGGCTTCGATGTGCTGAAGGTCAACGTGGCCGACGCCGGCTTACCCCGGCCCGTGCCGGTCCGGGTAGACTTCGACTGGGTGCGATGGGCGGCCGATGTGCCGGCGGCCGTAGTAACGAGGGGAGCCGCCGGCTACGCCGTGGCGACCGCCGGCCGGGTCGAGCAGCACCCGGCGGCCGATGTACCGGGGCCGGTCCAGAACGTGAGCGGCGCCGGCGACGTGTTCACCGCCACTCTGGCAGCATACGTGGGCGGCGCCTACGAGAGCGCCGGCCGCTACGCGGCCGAGGCTATGTTCGAGGCCGCCGAGGTCGCCAACGTAGCGGCCGGGCTGCGGGTGCGGGCGCCGGCCTATAATGTGGCCGTGGGGCCGCAGGAGATAGCGAAGTGGTTGCCGTCTGGTCCCCAGAGAGCCTAGAGGAGGTAGCCGATCGCTGCCGGGCCTTCCAGACCAGGCCAGGTGGCAGGATAGTGGGCCTGGTCAACGGCTGTTTCGACGTTCTCCATCCCGGCCACGTTCTGTTTCTCCGTGAGGCCGGCGAACACTGTAACGCCCTGGTGGTGGCGATCGACGGCGACGAGCAGGTGGTCCTGGCGAAGGGCGCCAGCCGCCCCCTACGGCCCTGGCCCGAGCGGGCCTTCATGGTCGCTGCCGTGCGGGGTGTCTTCGCCGTCGTGCAACTAGACCGCCACCAGCCGCTAGAGATGGTGCTAGCGGCCATTCACCCAGACCTCTACATGTTCCGGGCCGGCGGCCCGATAGAGGAGCTACAGGCGGCGCGTCGGCTGGGCCTTGGCATGCTAGAGCTACCCCGGCACGGCGCTTGGAGTACCACAAGGGAGTTGGCGCGATGGCAAAAGAGAGCCCCGTAGTGGCCAGCGAGCCGTTGCAGATCCGGTACGCGGACCCGCGCACCCTAAAGCTAAACGAGCTAAACCCCCGCTGGATGCCCCCGGAGGAGATGGCGGCGCTGAAGCGGTCCCTGACAAAGTGGGGCTTTGTCGACCCCATCATACTGCGTCGGGAGGATGGCGAAGTGATCGCCGGTCACCAGCGGATCGCCGCCGCGATCGAGCTAGGGCTAACAGAGGTGCCGGTCCTGGACATCGACATCTCCGTCCAGGACGCCACCCTGTTAAACCAGGCCCTTAACCGGATCATGGGCCGCTGGGATGAAACTAAGCTGGCCCTGGTCCAGGATAGGCTACGGCTAGAGGGCGCCGACCTGAGCCTGACGGGCTTTACCGGGGCCGAGCTTCAGCTTTACGCCGGCGGCGTCGCAGGGGCGCCCGTCCACGCGGCCGCCCGCGAGAACGACAACTTTAACGCCTTCAACCGTGGCACCGGCGAATATACGCGCCTAGAGATCGGCGAGATCATGGTGGCCCTGCCGGCGGATGTCTACCACCGGCTACTAGAGTGGGCGCGTAACGAGTACCCCGAAGACGACCGCGCCGCCATGGTCGCGGTCCTGACGGCCGGACTTGACGCGGTCGGCGCCCCGCCGGTAGAGGCGCCGGTGTGAGAGTAGCCCTGGTTGACGCCAACGAGCGCACGTCGGGCGCCTACCGGGCCGACTATGTGGCTTCCATCGTCGGCTACTGGCTGGAATACGAGGCCAAGCAGGCCGGCGTTCGGCTAACGGACCCCCGCAGCGCTGACATCATCCTGGTTGCCCACGCCGGCGCGATCAACTTCACCCAGGCCGTGCGCCGGGAGCTACGGCGCTACGGGATCGAGCCCGACGCCAGCAAGCGCGCCGGCCCCTACGTTATCGCCGGCGGCGCCATCGCGTCGGCCCCCTTTACCGTGATGGAGATATGCAACGCAGTCGCCATCGGTGAGGGCTACGCCTTCATCCGCGAGCTACTGTCGCTGGTCAAGAGCCGGGCCGGCGTAGAGAAGGTGCGGGAGTGGATCGTCGGCTACCCCCACGCCCTAGAGCGCTCGCAGCTTGCCGGCTACCGTCGGGATCATGCCCGGCCCTGGCTCCTGGCGCCTGGCAGCGCCGGCCCTATAGCGGAGCCCGACGCGCGGATCGACTGGTCCGTGCCGCCCATCCGGTCCGACGATAAGGTCGTCCAGGTCATGGCCGGGAAGGGCTGCCCGAACAAGTGCCTGTTCTGTGCTACCTCGTGGGAGCAGCGCTACCAGTACCGAGAGGACGGCGCCTACGCGGTCCGGCTACTCCGCCAGCTAAAGGATCGGGGCGAGCGCGTGCGGCTGGTCAGTAACGACCCGGCGGCGCTGCCGTGGTTCCCGGACATCGACATAAAGCTTGGCGCCCAAAGCTTCACCTTCCGGGCGCTGAAGTCGCCGGCGGCTCGGGCCGCCCTCATGCGGACCCGCCCGTCCAGTTGCCGCATTGGCGTGGAGGGGCTGTCCTACCGCCAGCGCCTAGCCTACGGTAAGCCGATCCGCAACGATGCCCTGTTGGCGCTACTGGCGGAGGTCCACGCTAACAAGCTGGATAGCCACCTGTTCTTTATCACCTGCGCGCCCTTCGAGACCGAGGCCGACTGGCAGGAGTACGCCGACTTCTACTACGACCTCTCGCGCGCCATCGTGCGCGGCGTCTGCCGGGTCAAATACACCACTTTTACGCCCGCCCCGCCGGCGCCCCTGGCCCGCTTTGTCCCTGGCGGAGAGCTACGCCGGCGGCCCGCCCTGTTTAAGGACTGGGTCGCCCGCCACAGCGCCGGCCGGCACATGTTCTCGATCTGGCCGCGCGGCCCGAAGACCGTCGCCGAGCATACGTCCGACCTGCTCTCGGCCCCGCCGGAATTCGTCAAGTCGTGGGTGAACGGCCGGGGCTGCATGGACCTGGCGCCGGCCATCGAGGACGCGGCCCGCCTGCCCTGGGAAGTGATCAAATGGCCCTGGGCCGCCGAGTCACGGTGGAAGGCCGCGAGCGCGTACGCGCGCGCGATGCAAACGTAGTTCCGCGCTAACTGAGTTAGCGATGCCCGCAAAACGGTCCCTACTCCGCAAGACTGCCGACGCGATCGCAGAGCGCCGGCGCCACGTCCGGCGCCTAGACCTAGAGGGCGCCGATGAATACGACATCCTGGCCACTCTCCGCCGGCAGGCGCCCCAGCTACTAGAGGGCCAGGTCAAGCCACTAGACATCATCCGCAACGACCTAAAGGTCATTTGGACCGGGGCGGCCGGGCACCTGGTCGACATGAACGGGCCGCATGCGCCCGGCGCCGGTGCCGTGGTGGACTACATCGACATGAAGCGGATACTCCTAATGTCCCTGATGATGCTAGCCAGCCAGCAGGGCGTTAACCCCCGCGAGCAGGCCCGGTGCTTCCAGGCGGCCAGCAAGATCGCTGACGACATCGCCCGTGCGCGGGGCGTCCGGGTAGACCAGCCCATATACAACATCAACTTCCAGCAGCAGCTACTCGCCCTAGGAATGCCGCCCGACGCCGTCGAGGCTCTGTTCGCCCAGCCGCCACTACTGTTACCGCCCGGCGCGACGATCGGCCCCGGCGCCGCCGGCATGGTCGACGCCCTCACCTTTGCCGTGTCGCCGGACTTCTGTAACCTGCCCACCGTCACCCAGGCCTACCCGATGCAGGAGCGGGTGCTTAGGGAATTCATGTCGCCCCGGTCGCCCTACCGGGTCCTGGTCCTGGTCTGCGGCATGCGCTCGGGTAAGGGCGTGGTGGGCAGCGTCGTCGCCTGGTATGCCGCCTACCAACTGCTCTCCCTGGCCGACCCCCAGGCCTACTTTGGGCTAGTACCCGGCCAGGAGATACAGATCGTGACGATGGCCACGTCGCAGGAGCAGGCCAAACATAACGTGTTTAAGCACATCGTCGATCGGCTAGAGACGGGCGGCGCCTGGTTCCAAGCGCTGGCCGGCCAGGCCGAGATCGTCAGCCTAGAGATACGGCTACCCAAGAACATCCTCATTCGCTGCGGCCACTCCAAGGCGTCAACCCAGGTGGGCTCTACATCCTACCTAGTGATCCTTGACGAGCTAGCCCGGATGAAAGACACCGAGGGGCGCGACAACGCAGACGAGGTCTACGACAAGATGTCTGCGACCACGGCCACCTTCCTAGAGAACGGCAAGGTCCTGGTCCTAACGTCGCCGGAGTGGGAAGGCGACAAGTCCATGCGGCTGCTAGAGGAGGCCACGGCCGTAGACGCGGACGGCCGGCCGGTGCACCCCGACATGCTGGGAGTCCAGTTGCCGACCTGGGAAGCTAACCTAAACCTGAGCGAGGACGCGCTAGCCGAGGCGTTCCACCGGGACGCGAACCCGATGGCCTTCTGGCGCGACTTCGGCGCCCAGCCCCCGCTAGCGATGGAGGGCTTCTTCTCCGATCCCGGCCGCTGGGATCGCCAGGCGGACCCGGACCTCCGGCACCCCTACGACGACCTGGGCCAGCTTGCCGACTGGTGGAAGCCATGCTGCGATAGCCGGCGCTACGTGCACATCGACCTGGGCGCCAAGCGCGACGCCGCCGGCATCAGCATGAGCCACGCCCCTGTGAGCGGCTGCCCCTACTATAAGACCCACCTGGAAGACGGCCAGCTAGTCGACAACCCGCGCGCCCGCGCGGTCGTGGTCGACGTGATCCACCGCCTGGTCCCTGGCCGGCAGCGGGAGATCAAGGGCGAGGTTTCGTTCGAGACCGTGCGCCAGATGATCCGCGACTGGGGCGATCGGGGCTTCAACATCAAGGGCGGCCTGGTCTCCTACGACGGCTGGCAGAGCCTCGATAGCCGGCAGATCCTCAAACGCGAGGGCTACCGGGTAGCGGAGTTCTCGCTAGACCGGAACACAGAGGGCTACGACACGCTGTTGGAGCTACTGAACACTGACCGCCTGGCCTACTACGCGCACCCGGTCCTACTCTCCGAAGCCAAGCACCTCATGCTGGTACACGGCAAGAAGGTCGACCATCCCAAGGGCGGCTCCAAGGATGTCGCCGACGCCGTGGCCGGCTCTGTCTATCACGCTTTGAAGCGCGGCGGGCGCATGGCCTTCGTGGGCTAGCCCACCAACATTCCCGGAAACGGACGCCAGCGAACGGTCGGGGATGTCCCGCCCCCTTGACTACGGCTAGCCGTACCGGCTATCATGGGGCGCGATGCCGATCCTCTGTAGCCGATGCTGTACGTGGAATAGAATTCCCAACCGGTTAAGGCCCGACGCCTTCGCGCACGTGTGTGTCGAGGTTCGGTGCGCGGTCTGCGGCGTAAGCCGGGGGGAGCACCGTGCCCACGGTTGTAGGCGGCTAGTTTACCGTTGTCCTAGTTGCGAAGATCGCCTATGCGCCGATGTGAAGCGCGACGATGGTTGGGCCGCTGAGCCCTTCGCTGGGGGCAACCGGGCCTGCTGGCGCTGTCGCCTAGATGAAGCTAGGTGGGAACGCCGGAGAGAGGAGGAACGAATACGGGAAAGGCTGAATAAGGCGGACGCCGACTACCAGGCATTCCGACAAACCGCCGAGGGGCAGGCATGGGCGCGAGCCCAGGAGAGGAAATACCAACTGCAATGTGTAAGAACGGGGGCGACAACCCTGCGGGAGTTGAGGTACTTGCTAGCGCATCCGGGTCAGTTGCGCTTGCGGCAGTGGGAGTACGAACGGGAGAGGACTTCGCCCGGCTGATGTCGGCCCTAATGAGTGACGTGATCACGGGCGACGTGACGCCGGAGATCGCTAACGCCGCCTGTAATGCCGGCGGCAAACTTCTAAAGGTCGTGGAGATGCAGTATAAATATGGCTCCAAGGCCGACGACCGGGCGACCCGCCCGTTCCTACTGGTCGGCCGGCAGGCCGAGGAGGATAAGAAGGCGCCGTCGGCGCCGGCCACGGCCGCCCCTGGGGCTTGACATCCCCTAGCCGCTACGGCTACGATCCTAGCGCCGGCCTACGCGGCCGGCGCTAGCGGAAGGAGCCGACCAGTGGCAAGCATCGCCCTAGAACACCTCCAAGACACCGCCGGGATAGTAGCCTGTACCCTGGCCATCATCGTCGGCGCCACGATGATGATAACCGCCGCCGTCTTCGCCGTAGCCGCCTGGTGGAGCCTACGGTAAAGCGCGCCGTCTACTGGCCCCCGAAACT